GCCGGCGCCGGCGTCTCGGCCTCGCGCTGCGCCTTCTTGAACGCCTTCACCGCGGCCGGATCCGCCGGCTCGTGGTCGGCGAGCTCGCCCTCGGCGAAGGCCTCGTGCGTGCTGTCATCGACCGGGACGGTGCCGCGGCCTTCGCTCACCCAGCCCAGGCCGAGCAGCGACGGGCTCAGCTCCGCCGCGGGGAACGCCTCGCCGGTGTGGATGTGGCCACCCCCAGCCCGGAGCCGATCGCGGCGCGCGACGAATCGCTTCTCCATCGTGTCGTCCTTTCGCAGAAACGGCCCGACCCATTGGGGCCGGGCCGCTCCGCTTCGCTTGAGTACCGCGGTCAGTTAGCTGACGGCGGCGGTGAAGAACTGCCCGAGATCGGCCGCGACCTTCCGGATATCGAAGGCCATCTCGCCCTCGACGCGGTGCGGCACGGCGATCTGCGGAATCTCGAAGTCCTTGATCCGGCCGCCGAACGCGTTCGCGCCGAGCAGCCCCGCCCAGCTGAACGTGTAGTAGGCCGACGGCGCCCGCAGGCTCGGCCGCGGGTTCAGGTAGGCGAGCAGCGCCACCTTGCCGACGATGTAGGCGAACGTGTCCGCCACGCCTTCCGCCGACGTCGTCGCGGTCCCGCCGGCGACGAGCACGCGCGGGATCTCGAGCACGCCGTGCGCCGTGAGGTTCGCGAAGAGGCACTTCGCCAGGGCGACGAGATCCGGCACCGCGCCGGCCGTCGTGTACTGGAAGGCCTGCACGATCTCGGCGTTGAGCAGCAGGCCGCGCAGCACGAACGGCGAGAGGACCAGCGCGTTCGGCCAGAAGCCGGTGCGCTGGTGGATGTTCACCGTCTGCAGCGTGAGATCCTCGCGCGGCGTCGCGCCCGACTGATCCCACTGCTTGAACTGGTTCGCGCCCGGCGCGCCCGGCACGCCCGTCTGGTCGGTGCCGCCCCAGACGCCGGTCGTCATCAGGCCCGCCGCGAAGACCTTCTCGCGGATCAGCATCAGCTTCTGCGTGACATCGGAAAGGGCGTCGTCGACCGGATCGCCGGCCGCTTGCTGCGCCTGCAGATCCTCGTCGACGTCCTTGTGGTAGGCGTACTTGATGCAGCTGTACGCGCCCTGCGTGATCTTGAAGCCCTGGCCGAGCGACTCGGTCGCGGGGCCGCGCCGGGCATCATCCGGATTGATCCGGAAGAGGTCGCCGCGATCGTAGATGTTGAACTGGCCGGCGATCGCCTTGACCGGCACCTCGGCGCCCGAGGCCGCCTGGAACAGCGAGGCGTCCTGGAAGTAGGCGACCGACAGATCGGTCAGCTCGGTCGAGACGTGCACCGTGCTCGTGTCGGGGTCCGCTTTCTGGAACCGCGTCCAGTCGCCGATGTCGGGCGTGGCGGTGTTCCGGCTGCGGCTCTTCTGCAGCCCCTCGAGGAAGGCGAGCGCGAACTCCTGATCCTGTTTGGACAGGTTCTTGAGCCGCGAGTCTTCCATCAGCGAGTCGGGTGTCAGCAGCGCTTTCATCTCGATCCCTCGTTCCGAAGGAAGGCCGGCTTAGGCGTCGGCCGTCGGCGCGATGCCGCCCGGGACGACGAACATCGTGGTGATCTCGTTGACCGCACCGGAGGCGCGCCGCAGGAAGCCGGCGACGTTTGAGGCGTTGCCCGAGGCCGCCACCAGGCGCGAGGCCGCTTTGGCGAGCCCCGCGGCGTCGGTGGCGATCTGGTTCGGCGTCGCGATCGCGGCCGAGGCCACGATCTTCGTGACGCCCATGATCCGGACCACGGCCGTCTCGCCGTTGTTCGGCTTGTTCTGCAGGACGCCATAGGGGCGCTCGCCGGCGGCGGAACAGAGGATGACGTTCCCGTTCGCATCGAGCTTCACGAACTTGTACTGATGGGTCCGGAGGTCGGCCGCCGCCTTCAGCGAGTCATCGACCTTATTGGCGCCTTGTTCACCGGCCATGTCTCAGCTCCTCGTCGATGGGGATCAGGCGGCCGCGCGCTCGGCGCGCTCGGCTTTGACGATCGCGGTGAGCAGCCCCGGATTGGAGCGATAGAGCTCCTGTTTGGTCCGCGCCTCCTCGAGCTTCGAGATCGGCCGGCGGCCGAGGACCTCCTCGACCTTCTTCGCGACCAGGTGCTGCAGCGCCGCCGCGCCGCTCGTCGGCTCCTCAGCCTCGGGCGAGCCGAAGGCTTTCGTCAGGCCGATCCGCTCGGCTGCCTTCACGACGCGCTGGTGCGCGATCTCGAGCGCCGAGACCTCGGCCTCCGAGATCTTCTCGACGTCGATCTCGTAGCCGGCCGACTTGAGGACCTTGGCGCGCTTCTGCAGCGCGACCTTGGCGGCCTCGTCGTTGTGCTTCTGGAGCTCTTCGATCTTGTCGAGGAGCGGCTTCGTGGCCTTCGCGATCACGGCCTCGATGCCTTTGCTCAGGGCGTTGTCGTCGGTGCCCTCGTCCTCGTCCTTGTCGGTGGGGTCGGCCTTCGTGACTTTGGGCTTCGGCGCCGGCGTATCGGTGAGCTCGATGCCGATCGCCTTCGCGAACTCGGCGAGCTTCTCATCGGAGATCTCGCCTTCGACCTGCGTGGCGATCCGCTTCTTGAACTCAGCCTTGGTCAGCTTCATGGTCTCCGGCTCCTCGGGCGGATGCCCTGTCTTCGATTTGAAGAGGGCGAAGGGCCGGTGATTGGCGGGCGAGCCGACGAGGTGCACACCGCTGACATCGACATCCAAGAGCCGGTTCATGCGTGCTCCGCGTGGGCGGAAAAGAAAACGGGCCCGGGGATCCGCTGGGGATCCTCGGGCCCGCGCCATTCACCTGGCCTCGGCCGTTACATGGACGCGAATATGTGGAGAACGATTCGGGCGCGCAAGTGCAGACGTCTGGAACTGCTCCCCCTCGCGCCGATCGTGCGCGAGATCACGCCTCTCCGCGAAGGACGGGGAGCATCAGTTCTTCAGGAGATCGCCGATCTGCACGACGACGAAGTTCTTGCACTTGGGACATTTGTAGTCGGAGATCGGCGTCGTCCGCTCGAGCCGCGTGAGCGGCCGGCCGACCGCCGCGGCGAGCTCGGCGAGCCGCTCGAGCACCGCGCTGCCCTGGGTGAAGATCTTCATCGAGGGCCGCCAGTGGCAGAAGGGGCACTTTGGGAAGCTCCGCTTGTCCGTCGCCGCCGGCGTCGACACCGCAGAAGCCGTCACGCGGCGACGCGCCGCCCGAAGCCCTCGAAGCTCCAACCCGTGTATTGCCCGCTCTTCACGCCTTTCCAGAGCTCGTCGTCCTTGGCGCGCGCGACCATCACCCAGGTCCCGCTCTTCACGAGCTGCGTGCCGAGCTTGAAGTCTACGGGCGCGATGTAGTTCTCGACGATCGGCAGCTGTGTCCGGGCGACGCTGTACTCGTGATCGACGCCCGTGTCGCCCTGGAGCAGGGCATACCGCTCGGCGAAGCCGTGGCAGGCCTTCTCGATCTCGGCCTTCGTCATCGCGTCACCATGCGCATCGGCGACGTCGGGCTCATAGACCACGCCGTAGATCAGCCGCTTCTCGGTGTCGACCTTCACGATCGGCACCTGCTTCGTCACCGCGATGCGGTCGCCCGTGGCGACGATCTTCTCGGCGCCGTCGGCAATCGCCTCGACGCCCTTCACGAGCTCCGTGGCCTCGGCGTCCTGACCGAAGAACGTCACGATGCCCTCGAGGATCTTCCGGATCGCGCCCTTCTGCTCGCTGGACTTCTGGGCCTGCTCGATCGCCGCGCAGTACGCGTTCGGGTCGCTCTTGTCCTGATTGTCGGCCACGCAGGCCGCGAAGGTCGGGTATTTGCCGACGGGCATTAGAGCCTCCGGGGAAAGGGCGGCACCGCGCCATCCGGCGCCACGACGATCGCTGGGCCGGCCGCCTTGTTCAGGATCGCGAGCTCGCCCGGGAGCTGCTGGCGATAGACGACGTCGCGCATCATCTCGAGCATGGCGTACATGATCGAGCGGTTGTGCACGAGCGCCGGCGGCGTGACGTGCGCCTCGAAGGCGCCGCTGTCCATGTCCATCTGCATGCGGATCTCGACGACGCGCCGCGGCGCCTCCGGCTTGCCGCCGTTCGGCCCGGGCGCCGGCTGATCCATCAGCGCCACGATCCCGTCCTCGATCGCCTTCCGGTTATCGCCCATCGTCTCTCCAGATCTCGAGTAGGCACCGGCAGCCCACGTGCGCCGGTGGTGCGTCGTACTGCTCGCCGTCGACCACGAACTGCTCGTCGATCGGGATCCGCGCGTTGTTGTCGAGCTGCCGGCAGACGCCCAGCGGATTGCCGCCATCGACGCGGAGGTCGCGCGCGCTGACCCACTGCTTCACGATCACGCCGCCGCCGGCGTCGACCGCTTTACCGCGCGCGAGCACGAGCTGGTTCGTGTAGGTCACCGCCTCATGGCGCGCGATCGTCTGCGCGCGCTGCTCGAGCAGCCGATCGGCGTGCTCCTGGGCGCGTAGCATCGCGGTCCCGGGTCCCGCGCCCTGCTCGATGACGCGCCGGAACGTGTTCGCCACGCGCTGCGTCTGCAGCGCCGTCAGGCCGGTCG